GAGATAACATGCCACGAAATGCTGCTGCTAAAGAATTTAACACTTCAAAAGCTTCTGCTCTATTATTTATGTAACCATTAAATGTAAATCGTTTTTCTGTGCCACCGCGCCCATTTGGCACCATCTCATCGCAATATTTAGCAATGGGAAGTAAGCCATATATATCAATATCTGCTTGTTCAATAAATAAACCAGCGCCATATCTTGTATTGGTCAATAAGTCGTAAAATACCCACACTGGATTATTGTTGTATTCTACTTTAAACGTACCATTCCATACTCCTGAATAAGAATTAGAAGCACTACTGTAGTTAGTTGGCACTCGAATTTTTAGTCCCCGCAATAAAGCCGAAACAGTAGGAACAGTTTGAAAATTTTCTGCTGATACTTTTATTCCTGCCATTGCTGTATTTGGGTAACGTAACGTTTGATTTACAATACCCACAATGGCGCGAAAAAAGAAATCATTATTTAATCGCGCACTAGTTGAATCGGGGGAAAGTTTACTTACAGCAACACTCCAAGGGCCTGTTCCACTTAAGCCAAATGAATGCTCCTGATCGTAAGCACCACGAGTTTTGCCAAAAACTGCTAATGCTGCATTCTGAACCTGGCTGCCTAAGCTATCCGTGATTGTTACTAAGAAAAATACAAAGCTACCTTTGACATCTCCTCTTTCTGTCACTTCAAATAATGAAGATACACCTACTCTGACTGTAATTTGACTTAATAATGAGCTGGTGGTTGTTGCAATAATTGGTCCTCCAGTGTTTTTGACTTGCAGTCCTACCGATTGTTCAATTCTTATATCATCAAAACCTGGCAATGATTGTTGATTTTGAGTGCCATTATTAAAAACAGAGGTTACACCTGCAAATCTATTTAATGGTGTGTCATCTAAAAAAATTGCACTGCTAGGATCACCAACGAAACCTGCTATTTCACCTTCTGCAAATACAGCCAAGATGCTAGCTGAAGATTTGCTTCTTAAAGTATCCGGGTCTTCTCTTGGTACATAAGGTTTTTTGCCGCCACCGCCACCACCACCGCTGCCAACAACTGCAACGCTATCTAATATGTTTTCAAATGAAGAAGATTCTAAGGTCATTACACAAAAGCCGCTTCAGTGCTAATGGCAGAACTTACAATAAGAGGAGAAGTAGCTAGAAATTCTCCGTATAACAATGGGATTGGCATTCCTTGCGTCGTAAGTTCTGCAGCGCGATCAAATAAATAACTGCTTTGAGTTTCGTTATCTTTTGGTTTTTTAGGCGTTGGAGTGAGTAGATCTGCAACGCCGCCAAATACTAATGCAGCACCAAGGCTAAATAAAATACTACCCACGCTCATTCCCGCTGTTGTGCCAAATGTACCAATCATTGCGGTGCCAATACCTGGCACAAAAGCTAATCCAATTAATGCTACTCCTATAAGAATCTTCCCTAATGTTGAGCCTCCTGAACCGCCAGCACCAGTAATAACTGGAGCAATAACTAAATCATCGCAAGACATCATGCATTCGTTGTAGTCAATGCCTTCAGGAGTGGTAGTGACAAGTTTAAAAAAGATTCCATTTGTATGTGCATTAGCCAGATACTCTTTAAAACCATCCAACTGATTTGAAAGTGCTGAAATAATTTCTTTAGGATTTAATGCCATAAATTCATAGGATCGCCCAAATCTACGTCCAAGCTCTCCAAGCAACTTTACTTTCACGCAACGTCGTTCTGTTTTGCTCATAATAAATCCTTATGCCTTAGTATTTTTGTTGTAATTTTAGCCCAATAACCACCATAGACTGATCGTTCTGAACGCCTTCCTGATAAATGATGATAAAAAGACCAACCATCTCCTGTTAATACACCTACGTGATTAGGTGATGGCGCTCCTAATTGCATTAATAAAAAATCGCCTTTTTGGCTTGGCTTGTCAATTTCAATAAAACCTTGCTTAGCGTAATTTCGTTCAAACATTCGCCATTCATCGCTTTCCCATTCAAGCTCTTCCCCTCGTGTGAAATCATCAAGCTTAATATTAAATTCTCGAATATAAAAATCTCGTAAAATAGCATAACAATCATGGATACCATAAACCCATTGTCGACCCTCGTAAGGTGCATCACCGCATGGATTGGCATAGAAAAAATTATTAGTTTTATTATGAAAAAGAATCCAAGGAATATTAATTTCTTTACATGCTTCTACATCGCATACCGAGAATCCATCTAGGCCATCGGGATGCGAGTGGTACACAGCTTCTATCTTCCCTGTAGTTTCGGCATTAGCGTAATCATTAGCTGAAATAGCAAAATTTGACAATGGCGAAGGGTGCGAATTATGGCATTTAATAATATTGCCATTTACAACAAAACCACAAGCTTCTTCCGGCCACACTTCTTTTGCATGATTAACAATTGCTTGCTTGATATTCAATGGGATGTCAGTCATCGTGATAAATTAGCTCCAGGAAAAGCGCCAAAAGGTAAATTTGTACCAAATCGCAAGCGGCAACTATTTAAGCGCTTACCACATACGTCTTGGTCAAAAACAGTACTACCAGATGGTAATGCAGCAAGTGCAGCATTGTATGCCGATTGAGCACTTGCAAGACTGCTATTTGCAGTAGCAAGATCTACGGTCAATCCTGATACAGCAGTTTGAGACTCAGCGCAAATTGTGCCTGAAAAATCAATTACATCAATACCAAAAATTCCTTTTATTGATTCTTTTCGCTGCGGGCCTCGGCGGTAACCAACTCCTGAAGTCACAAGGGAAACAGTTTGACCACTGATAATGGCGAAGAGTGGTAAATTATTCTTGTTACCCCCAGGGATATCAGGATCCACAATAGGAAAAGCATATGAAACAGGAAAGCTTTCAGAATAGTACGATTCGGTATTCACTAATGGCGGATTAGGATTACCAGATGTCGCAACTCCAGATGCAAATAAATCTATTTGATATACAGGACCAAATATATTATCGTCTTGCGTAAGCACCTCACTTATCATTTGATCAGTTGACAATGGACTTCCTGGCCGATGCGTTCTGGAGGAACTAGTTACATCAACAACATTGCCTTCTGCGATGCCAAATAATGGTTGGCCGCTAACAACAATAGAAAAACTATGAGGTGGTATTAAGCTTGAAAAACCGATAAGACTTGGAAGATTAGCGGCATCACAGTTAGAAAGCACTTGCCCTTTTGCTAAATTTAATGATGATTGAACTTGTCTTTGCCTAGTGCTAGCAGCTTGTAATGTATTGCTAGCATTGATAAAATTTTGAGATCCTCCTGAACCATCGCCAGTAATTGCTCGATCTCGATCATCAGCAATGGGTGGGCCTACATAACTACATTCGCTGCTTCTGTATTTCCATAAACAATAATTCTGCGTGATAACACGACGCGGTAGTTGCAAGCCTTCCAGGTCAATTTTGTTAGATAATTGCCAAGTAATAGATAGGCTCGTTTCGCTGGTTTTGCGTTCAATGTAATAAATATCTAAAGGGAATTCTTCGCCAGGGTTAGGAGAAATGCCATTATCTAAATATTTGCTTAATGTTCTTCTTCTAATAATCTTGCCTCCTATCAAGTCGTCAAAAGCGCTAGTAATGGGTGCTAACGTACCAAGAACATTAGCAACTGTAAATTCAGGCTGAGGAATTGTTCCTCTAGTTGTAGTTTCAAATCCTGTTGCAGTAATTGGAAATGGTTCGTAAGTTTGTCCTTTCCATATGATTTTTGTGCCATCAGGAAAAATATCGCTGGTAAAATAAAATTTATCGTTTGCATTGTTTGTGATTACAGAAATATCAAGCTCAAATAATTCCACAATGGCATCATGCCAACTACTTCGGACATCTTGTTTAATTGTCATGATTATGCCCTAAAGTCATAGTGACGTTTAACTGCAAAAGAAATGATATTTGAATTAACACCAATACATTGCCAACTCCATTCATTAGGATCTAAGCGATATTTATAAATCGCATCATCTTGCTTGAATTGCGAATAAAAGAAATCACCTTGCAAGTCAGATAAATCTTCATCTAATGCAGATGCTTGTGCATCAGTAATAGGTACGGTTTGTATTTCGTATTGGCGAATGTCACTATTAAGACCATCAGGCACTACTTGCTCATAACCATCGCCAAAACTAACACGTCGCAATCTCGTACCACGACGTGCTGTTAAGCCGTATTGAACATTAATTGTAAAAGTGGGTTGGGCCATGGTAAAAAAAATTAACGAGAGCCGTAGATAAGGCCGCCAGGACGACTTTCTTTTAGGATAACCTGCCGAACGGCTCCTTCAATTTCGCGACCAAGTTGATTGCCTTGATTGCCAGTCACTTGATTGTCGGCTTGTCCATTTTTAACGTTAACAACAATGTTAGTGTTAATAGGAGCTGTTGCACCTTCTGTGCCACCAGCAAGCTGCACAGGAACGCTTTTACCGTCGGGCAGTGGAATGATAGCTTCGTTATAACGACCTTCGCCTACGAGGCCCAGCGTAGGGCCTGCGACCATTCCGCCATTAGCAAACGCAGTGAAGCCGCCAAAAGCAATGCCTCCGCTAGCAAAAGCTGGTCCTAGCATTGGCGCCGCTGGTGTTGGCGCTGCAGCTCCGGGAAGTTTAGGGCCAAACATACTAAAGATGCTTTTTATTCCTTCAATTAATTGTAATTTCAAATAATCAGCTATCATTTTCATTACCATATCAGCGAAGAAATCACTAATACTACGGAAACTTGTAGCTAATCCTTCTTGCATAGTCATGGAGCCTGTGACAATATTTTTAAAAGCTCCCGTAAGTGATTCGCTCATACTAGAGGCGATTTCATTAGCTTTTCGATCTAATTCTTCTAATTGATTTTTTATTTGTGTAGTATCGAATATTTCTTGTTGTTTTTCTGGGCTTAAATTAGAATTATCTAATGCAATTTGCGCTTTAAGTTTTTGGTCTGGAGTAGTAGCTTGCGCCATTTTTATTTGACCCCTTAATGAACTCATAGCTGTTTCAAATGCATTTTCTTTTGTTAATTTATTTTTTCGCTCTAGCAATGGATTTAATTGAGTTAAATTTTTTCTTAATTCTTCAATTGTATTATTTTGTATTGCGTTTAATCTTGTAGCGTCTGCCGTTGACAGGCGCCCCTTGTCTACTAAATCATTATTTTCTTTTATTTTTTCACTAGCTTTTTCAATGCCATCGGTAAATCTTGCTTGCTTTTCAAATTTTTCTGACTCAAGATCTATATCTTCTTTTGATAAGCCTAATTTTATTAAATTGTTGCGTTTTTCTAGTAAACTATTCTGTAATTGTTGTTCTTCTGGCGAAAATATAGAGGCAGCGTAATTAGCAATTGCTACTGCAATGCGCCCATAATATAGTTCTTCTTCTTGCAATCCAACTAGCTTCTCCTTGCGCAATGCATTTTCCGCTGCCTGTTCCGACAATATGTCGCGTTTCTCACTGCCAGGCACTTTGCGAGGGGCTCCAGCACCAGTATCAGCACTACCAGCCCCTCCTATTCCTAATACCGCTCTTACGCGAGCAGATCCAGCGTATTCTTTGGCTCCGATAGGCCCTGAACCTCCATGTTGATATCCAGGAACATCCATTGCCAACCCTTTATGATGCAAAGACCCAGGGCCACTGTGGGGGCCAGTAACGCCTTTTCCGTATCCTTTAAATTCCGTAACTTTTAGGCCGGCTGCGGTCAATTTCTTATAAGCAGCAATAGCAATTTCTCTAGTGGCAAATGCTATGTGATCGTGATATCTTTCAATAGTGCCATGGTCTGGTTGATAGTCTGCTCGCGAAGGGTCGCCGGAAATATATTGAGTTATACCACTTCCTGTCGCGCCTCCTGTTGCGCCACCAGTTCCCGCCGCTCCTCCAGCAACGCTGCCTTGCGCCAAAAGAACATCAGACCTTGCTTTAAGCATGGCATTGCCTCTGTCTGTTTCAATTTGTGCTAATTCACGTTGAAAACGAATAGCATCTTTTTGGAAACTATTAGCACGAGCCTCTCTTATATCAAAAGCAAGATTCGTTAATTTTGTTTGATGGTCAAATAGCATTTGAGCGCGATCAATATCGGCTTGTGTAGATGCTTTTGATAATTGATCTTGAAGGTTGTAAAAACTTTCTAAATTTGTTTTCTTTTTGTCGTCTCCTGATAAATCAATTTTTTCTAATCCTGTTTTTTGTGTTTTACTTTTTTTAATTGCTTGGTCAATTAAAATATTACCTTTTTGTCCAGCTTTTTCAAATTCGTCAACATTTTTATTTACAAGTGAATTAACCGTTCCCATTTCTGTCGCCAAAACTGAATAACCAGTAGAAGTTTTTGTTAAAACTTTTGCGCTCAAGACTCCCAACTCAACTAATTTTTTAGCAGTATTAGAGCTAATTTGATAGCTGTCACTAATTGAACCCCTATCGCTAAACGTTGAGCCGCCAGAAGTTGTTTTTTTGGCGTCTTTCAATTCTTTTTGTAATTCTTTAAACGTGGCGAGTCGATCTTTCATATTGCCAACAGCTTCCTTTGTTCCTTGAACATCTCCCATTTTTGCGGAACTTTTTGCTAAACTTTCCATTCCTCTGGCATCATTGCCTACGTTTGATAATTGGCCTCTCAATTCCATGATTTTGGCAATTAATGCCCCAATAGCAACAAGCGCAATGCCTACGACCGATTTAATCATTACAGTCTGTAGCGTTTGGCCAAATTGAAAAGTGGCAAACGTCGTTCGTTGCGTAGCTACTTGTAGTCCGGTCATCACGCTTGCTGCTGTTATTCCTTGCCTTATAAATTGTATTGTCGCTGCAATTGCCAAACCCAAACCGCTAGTTGCTAATAATTGAAAACCAGAAGTGAGCACCACTACTTGCAAATATGTTCCGGCTAAATAACCTACAAATGGTAAAGCTAAAAGCCTGCTAACTTGCACTGCTACCATCCCTATTATTTGCGCTAATGGTAACAACTGTTTTAGTGCAAAACCAATATTTTGAGCTATGCCACTCAGTGATGGTATTAAAGTTTTTAAGACATTGTTAAAATTTTCTGCTTCAGGAGTTGCCGCTTTCTGTCCTCCAAAATAAGCGTTTACTGCTTGGGTAATAGTTTTTAACCCGCTAGTAAGTGGAGTTACCACACTATTTAAAAAACCAACAGCTACAGGTTCAAATGCTTCGTAAAAAAGTTTTAAAGAATTTTGCATTCTATTAATCGAACCTTGGAACGTTTTTGCAGCGCCTTCAGCTCCAGGCCCAAATTCTTTGCGCATACTTGTGCCGACATTTGTCAACAAAGTTTTCATTGCACCGCCTTTATACGCGCCGTCTTCTAATGCCTTGGAAAACTTGGTAATTGCTTCTGGTCCTTTAAATCCTGCCGCTTCAGCAAAAATTGCCATGGCACCAGGCAAAACATCACCCAATTGACCTTTAAGTTCCTCGCTCATAACTTGGCCTTTACTAGCCATTTGAGCGAACGCATAATTAACGCGATCAACCTTATCTGCGCTCATCCCAAAAGTAGCCGCTGCCTGGCTAATACCTAAGAATAAATTACGAATCTCGTCACCACCAAAACCAGCGGGCTGCATTGAAGCGTAGAGCTTTGTAAAACCATCGCGAGCAGATTGCAATGGAACATTATATTTATCTACAACATCAAGAATAAATTGAGATGATTGTCCAGCTTCTTGCGCAGATGGAGAAATAGCCTTCAATGTATTCCTAAAAGTCTGTAATTGCCCTACTGCCTCTCCCACTTTAGAAGGCAAATCAGTAACAAAAGCTAATGCTTTATAAGCAGCACCAAACAATAGAACTTGTTTTGCTGCAAATGCAAATTCAGTGCCTAGTTCTCGAACTATTCCAGACCTAGGAAGTTGCGGCATCGCAATTTGCGTTCCAGCAAAGAAGCCGCCGCCGCGAGGGCCGCCGCCGCCGCCGCCGCCGCCCCCTCCTGCACCACCACCACCACTTGCGCCACCACCGCTAACAGGCATTCCCCCGCCTGCGCCACCACCTGCTGCTGGCTGAAGTTGCGTGGCTCTTTGAGAGAAACCACGGAAACTTCCTTGAGTTCCAGGTAGCGGTTGAACTTGCGCAGCATTCCTGGAAAATTGCAGAAAACTACTTGGATCAGCAGCAGGAAGTTGCCCGCGAAGACGTGAAACCATTCTTGGTTCATATCCTGAATGTCCAAATTGGCCCCTATCTCCACGAGCATAGGGAGCTTCGGACCCTACAGGTAGCGGACCAATAGGAGCTGTATAGGCACGATTGCCGACAAGTTGTTGGCGCAATCTCCCTGTAGTGGGACCAACACCAGCCCCACCTATATCCTTGATTTTGGCAAACTCTAATTTTAATAAAGCAACAATTGTTCTAACTTCTGAAATTGATTTATTCTTGAAATCTTTTAATCCATTTAAAAAACCAAGCTCAAGGCCATCAACGCTAAATTCACCAATTTGCCTAAATACTTTCGACGGAGATGCAATGCCAAGTGCGTCTTTGATACCACGAACACCTTGCTCGCCCACCTTGGCGGCAGCTTGCCCGATTTTTGACGAAGAGTCCTTTAGTCCAGCAGCAAGACCATTAATCGCTTCTTGCCCACTATTAGTAAAACCTTGAATAATTGATTTTTTATATTCATCTGTTGATGCTTTAGCAAGATTTCCCATCTCGCCGACAGACATTCCAGCGCCTACCATTGCTTTGCGAGCACTTTGTAATTGCGACCTGCTTAAGCCTTCTATCGCTTGAGAGCCCCTTACTCCTCCTGAAACGGCTCGTCCTATCTGGGCA